AAAGTAAATTAAATAAATTTGTAAAATTTCCTAAAAATTGAAAAATAAGAGCTTGGTAAAATCTCACCAATTAATATTTAATTAAATATTTATCCACATTATATATATATATTATTAATAAATAATAACTTTTTTAAGAAAACTTAAAAAAACTTATTGACATATTAAAAAAATGTTTTATATTTAATCAACGGCAACAACAGCCGAAACAATTAAATAAAATAAGGATTTAAAATAAATGAAAATAAAAATAATTAAAATCAAATGGGAAACAAAACAAACTAAAGATGATTTAAAAATTGGTATTGATAGACCTCGTTGGATTCAAAATATATTAGATGCTTATTATGAGGACAGATACAAATTAGATTTAGATTTAGCTAAAGTGGCTAAATACTATAATAAACCTTTAAGCCATTTTAAAATAAAATATATATTTTAAATAAAACAAATAAATAAATAAGGATTAAAAAAATGAAATATAATTACACGAAAAAAGTTTATATTAATAATAAATATGAACAGAGAATAATTAAATTAAATAATTTAAGAACTTTTAAAATTACTTATTCAACAAGTAGAATAATGATAAAAGATACTCGATTTAATAAAAAGATTTATATTGCTAAGGACTATATAAACAATAGCTGGTTAGATACTGCAATTACTTATTTATCAAATGTATTAAAAATAAATATTCATTCTTTTAGCTGTTTAGATTCTGAAAATTTTGATTTAGTCCAAACATTAGATTTTAAAACAGAATTAATAAATAAATAAGGAACTTAAACCGATGAAAAAAAATAGAACAACAATCAAAACAGAACAAAATAAAAAGAGCCTTAAACGAGAGGTTAAGAGCCTTAAACGATTAATTAAAATTATGTTTATAGGTTACATTATCAGCTTAATAATAATTTTATTTACTATTAAGCATTATTTACCAAACCATCAAAAAAACGGAAAAAAAATAATATCTCATATGATAACAAAAGAATTATTAAAAGATTCAAAATATAAAAACTATTTAAAATAAGGATATAAAAAAAATGAAAATTATTACAGATAAAAGAACCTTAAACGGGATTAAAAAAGCTGGATATATTCAAGAGCCTAAATTGTGTAGTTTTCCAAGAGTTGAAGAAACAGCAAAAAGTAGCTTCATTTTTGGCTTTAAATATAAAAATAAAAAATATAAATTTAAATATTTTGATGGGAACTTTTACCCATATTTAATAGAGGTTTAAATTTATTTAAATTAAAAATTAAGGCACGTTTAAAACGTGTCTTTTTTTTGTCCATACTTTACCATTAAAAAATAATTTAAGGAGCTTAAAACAGCAAATACAGAGCAAAAAATAAAATATTATACTAATTATAGATAGTCAAATTAATAAAGGGGTTTAAATCTCTATTATTTAAATACTTTTTAGAAGCTGAAATATTTAAAACTTGTTTATCGTCTTTAATTAATCCGATATAAGAATTATTCTTTTTTTGAGGTTGTAAGCAATCTAAGAGTAATTTTAAAAGGTTGTCAATATCTTGTATAGGATAATTATTTATGAATCTATCTGAAATATTGTCAGAGCGTAAAAAATGACTTTTAGGTCGTGCAAAATTAAAAATAATATCCATTTTTAAAGGGTTTAAGATTGGAAATAAATCAGATATTTTCAAATCATTTTCAAGTAAAATTTCTGCATATTTTGAGCCATATTTAGTAAGATTTATATTATTATTATGGCAGGGTATAGTGGTATTTATATTATTTGTATGCGAGGGTAATTCTTCATTTATAAATATATTCTCGGAGGGTAATTTTTTAAAATTAATATCTAAAATATTTTCTTGAAAGAATTTAATAAAAGGTTTTTTGTCTTTGGCTGATGGGTCATAGACCCTAAAAGAGCTACGTAAAAATCTCGGTCTTTTTTGAGCTACTGGAGCTAAGGGTATAGTGATATTTATATTATATCTCACGCAGGGTAATTTGGCTCTTATAAATACAATATCTCATGGTAATTTTTAGATTTCAATGAACGATGTCCAATAATAATCAGGTTGATTCTTTAAATAATCAAATCTTTTCATCGTAACTTCCCTTCTCTTTGTACCTACAGGAGAATTAAGCAAGACTTCTCTATAGATACTTAAAATATAATATTTCAACCTTGTTGGCTCATTCAATAATTTAGTATTGTCATATATCATATTAGCTCAAAATTGTTTATAAATTGTTTATAATTATTAAAATGCACGTTCAGGGTAATAGTTTTTTTATCCTTTATCTGCTTATAAGGCACTATCCACCAAGTTTTAATAGGCATAGCGTATAAAGCAAAGATATCCACATCTCTTTTGTTATATGCTATTTTTATACCACTACCACAACTAACTGTGAATTTAAAATTATCATTCTTTGTGTATTTCTGAGTACATTTAACCTGAACTTTCTTTACTCCTTTAATACCTTCTGCGTAGAAATCAAACTTTTGTTCTACTTGAGGTCTTGCACATATAACACCATACTCGTAAGCATCAACCATAAATTGTAATTCTGCAAACAATCCTTGTTCTTTGTTTCCAAGAAATTTCAATATAAAAAAATAGGCAAAGTTTTACCTCTGCCTATTTCCTCCTTTCTGTTGAGAACCTAAGATAGCGTTTAAGGTGTCTAACAAAGAATCTAACGAGATATTATTTCTTTTTGGTATCAACTGCCTATCTCTCTTTCATAAGTCTTTTTTCCTAAGTCACGTATAACACATGATTTACATAAAGGTCTATCAGGAAATTTGAATACAGGTGACATACGATAAACTATAGCTTTTCTGTCTTTACAGAAAGAACAATTTAGGATTTTATCCTTCGGTATTAGTTGCAGCCAATGCACGTAATTGTTGGTTTTTACGGATTACAATTTCATCACAAGCTTGAGCAGGTGCTATGTACGCTCCTGTTCCAAATTCATCCATTACTATTTGTGAATAACGACTAATAGGCATTGAGCGATGATATATTTCTCCATTAGGACAATCGCATCGACCAGTAACACAAGAGTAATAATAACCTTTTGTTTCAGGAATAAAAGAATTAGACATAACTCTATTTCCATCAAAATAAACATTGTAAACCATTCCTATACCCCAACAATCAGGACAATCAACGGATTCATCTCTTTTTAATGTTCGTTGGCTATCACAATAATGTTTGAGTTCTGTCCATCGTGGTAATCTATCAGAGTTCATAATTAGGTGATTAACAGCTTGTACAAGAGTTTCTGTATCAACGCTTGTTAAGTTGTCAAGATAATTCTCAACTAATGGTCTGTTTTTACCAACTTCTCTATTGAAAGCTAAGAATAATTGTTCTATTGCTTCTACTTTTGAATTAGTCATCGTATTTCTCCTTCCATTCATCTTTTAAGCTGTTAGAATTAACAGCAACATTTATATCATTGTTTTGATTGCTTTTCCAATATCTAACTGATGCTTTCCAATCTTTCATTTTATTCTTACCTACTACCCAACCAATTCGTTCATAGTGGTCAAAGAATTTATGTGACATTGTTTCATAATCAGGAAATTCTAACTCTTTCATATATTCTTCAATTTCTTTTACCAACGGTACTTTAAATATTATTCTCTTACTCTTATTCTTCTTCTTCTTCTTACTCTTATTCTTATTCTTTTCTTCTTCTTCAAGCCTATCTGATAGGCTATTTAATAGGCTATTACTTAGCCTATATTCAACTCTATCTAACAGGTTTGCATCTTTCAACATTTTAATGTATTTCTTATGAACTGGTTGTTTAGGACTTAACACACTATATTGGAATCTACAGAATCCTTTTAACCACCATCTACCATCAGGTAATACTTCTATTTCGTCTTTTAAGATTTCGTCTTTAACCTTATTCCAATCTACTTCACCACCAATAATAAAGTTAGCAATTTTAAAGTTAGGTGACCAACGACCAATCGGGTCACACTTTTCATATAAATACTTAACTGCTAACTTATACCCTGCACTAAGGTTAAAAAACCAATCTTCTTCCCATATTCTTGGTTCTACGTATCTTTTAGGCATTATGCTTCTGCTTCCTTGTTAAACATACCAGCTTTAAAGCTATCTTCTAAATCCTTGTCTTGTTGAATTTGCTTAGGACTTTTTTTGACTTCATCAGGAAATATAAGCTCTATATCTCGCTCCCTTGTTAATGTCAATTCACTTATCATCTTATCAGAATCACTTTCGTGGAAGCACTCCATGATTACTATCTTCTCATTTTCATCCCACTTTAATTTATTTATCCAATCTTTTGGTAAATAAATAGTATTATCTTTCGATGGTTTCACTTTGTATTTTTTTTCTTTCACGCTATCTTATCCTTTTTTTATTTACAACTTATTAATTAAGAGTTCCCTTAATGGAACTCTCATCATACTTGAATCATTATTATCTCCACCCTTAATAAGCTCTAATTTGCCTTCTAAGAGCAGATTTTTTAATAAATCTCTCAATACTTTAACCTCAAATATAATAATTGCCTTAATCCGACCTTCTAATGTCAAAATAATCGCCCAATAATCAGCCTTAGTCTTTTTAATTCCACTTGGATTACCTTTGTATTCATACTCTATTACAATATTCTTCGTGCTATACCAAATATCTCTCTCTGTCTTTACTTCTACTTTTCCTAATTTAAGTATTTTTGCAAGAGCATCTTCGTAATGCTCTCCAAATGATAAATCTAAATCAAAGTCAGGATTATACTTTCCCATTTTTCCTTCTTACATTACAAGGCTTACAATATCCATTTGCGTTTGAATATTGAGCATTATAATAATTTGGACATTTATCTGTTTCACATTTAACGTGAAATTCAGAGGGTTTTAACTTATGACTTTTATTTCTCATACCTTAGCAGTAAGGGTAGGATTCGAACCTACAAGAACATCTCCCAAATGTTCACTACCTAAACAGGATAGCGTGTCTGCCAATTCCACCACCTTACTATACATCTATAACAACCCTTGATGTTTCATCGCTGATATTAATCTCATCATTCCGATACCAAATCCCCAACGTGGTATAAACTTATTAGATAAATAATCTTCTAATTCATCCATAGTTCGTGATTTACCGAATTTATCAAACAAGGTCTGAGCATACTTACCATCTGATTGATTTAAAAAGTTATATCGCATTTCTTCTACATCACAAGAACGCTCTGCACATCCTATTGTTTCTCCAACTGGTGCTAACAAGACATCACACTTCTTATACGTACTTCCATTCTGTTTCATATTGAAAAATGGATTAGAAGCCTTAGTAAAGTTCTTTAAAAATGCTACAGGGGTATCTTTACCTATTTTCATTTCGTGTTCTGCTTCTACTGTAGGAGATTGGAACATATTAGCTATAGTTTGATAATCTAAATGTACAGGTGTATCTTCAAAACCTAAGAATGTAAGCAATTCAGTTAATGTCTTTAAAAGCGTTTTGTAATCTCCATGTGATTCACATTCATACATAGTAAAACTTCTTAAATGACGAGATGCAATCATATCTTCATCTCTTTCATCTCTGTATGATGTCGTAATAGAATAACACCCTTCCCAATCAGGATTATTTAATAAATAATGTTCTAATCTCATTTGATTAGTCTGTGGCATACTCCATATACCCCCTGCAAACTTAAATCTTGCTACACTATATGGGTTCTCACAAGCTGCAAGTATAGATAAATCTTTTTGTCCATCTACTTCTATGTAGCCTTTACCTTCTCTAAAAAACATCCTTAATTTACTTAACACTTTGTCGTATTCTTCAGGTGTGTACAACGTCTTTTCTCCTATTTTAATAATTGATTTGTTTGTATTTTTTTCCTTCGCAGATTCCACATATACTTCTATATTGGTTTTTAGGAATATTAGAAAAATAAAAAATTTTCTTGGGTCTTGCTATCTCATTTACTTCATAAACTTTATCACATTTATCGCAATATCTTAACTTACTATATGTATGATTTTTCTTCCGTTTAAGTTTCTTTAATTTTACTTTTTTTTCAATAGGAAATGGCAACCACCACGCACCATGTGTAAATTCATTCCATTTCTCGCCTTCAGTTTTCTTTTTCAATTTCACACCTTATACATATTTTCTTTTTTTCATCGTTATTCATAAATCCATAAAAAGATAAATCTTGTCTTGTAAAATAATCAATATAATGCTTTGGATATGCACCACCTGATGAACCAGCTTTTTCCCACAGCCTATCACATTTTTTACAATAATATAAAGAACCACAAATATAATCAGAAGCATTGATTCCTGATTTTTTACGCTTTCTTCTGTCTTGTACAGGAGCAGTTAGCTTTCTATACCACCAATCAAATCCTTCTTCTTCATCGAATTGGCTCATTTATCTAAATCGTCTATAACATTTATCAGTAAACTCTTATCATCTTCAATACTCGCCCATAATAGCATCATATAGACGATAATATCAGAAATCCGACCTTGTATAGCTTCTCGTTGTTCTGCTCCATTCTCGATGAAATTCAGAACACCATCTAAATGCTTTCTTAGGTAACACCAAATTACTTGTTTTCTGTTAATGTTAATATCTTCAGCAACTCGGTCAAAGTTGGCAAAGATGTTATTGTCGTCATTAGCATATTCAGCTTGACCACTTTTACGCATCTTCTCGATACTTGGTATAATTACTTTATCGTATAATTCGTTAAATTGTTTGGTTGTCATTCTACCTCTACATCTCTATATACTAAAACAGTATTTATATCACATTCTTCATTTTGACAGCTAAGATTACTTACTATACCATTTCCATCTAAGCAATAATCTATATAATCATGGTCGCCACCCCAAATCAATTCTTTATCACAAGAACATTTCATATTTTACTCCATAAAAAAACAGGACAACTACCATTAAAGATAATTGCCCTGCATTTCGCTTTAAATTTGATAAGAAGTCACTCATTTTCATTCGCTACCATTTCAGCGTATATTGATTCCATAATGTCATCGTCATTCTCTAAGAAATCAACTATTGGCTCATCGCCAAAATTTTCCTGAAAATAAATAACTTTCTCATCAATCTTCATGTTATCCCATCGTTTTTCTGCTTTATCAAGCTTACACGCATTATCTTCTATTTGATTAAAAGCAGAATCAGCACTATCAGGCATATCGTAACTCATTAAAAAGGAATATCCTCTGTTACGTTGCTTGGTGTAGCATTTAGTTTTCTCTCAATAGCAGTAACTCGTGTTATTAAAGAATTAACCTTAGCTTCTATAGTGTTGTTATTATTATTAGCGTAAGCTTCTTCAGGTTCTTCACCAAATACAGCTTGAATAGTGTCTTTAGTAATACCCATGCCATTAGATGATGCAATACTAATATTGTAATTAGGTCTGCCATTAGAATCTTTAACACAATTAAATGTCATGCTGTCGCCATCTTTAGCTCCCGAATCAATCATTTTCTTAACAAACATTCCTGTAGTATCAAGCATAATATCATTCTTGCACTTTATTCGATACCTTACGGATTTGTTTCCTTGCCAATCTGCTTCATATTTCTGAGCTTTGGCACTTTCTAACACAACCGTCATTGGCTCTGTTACTTTAGCTGGTTTAACCCAGTTGGTCGTAGTCTGACCATTCATTATAGACCCCTTCTATTTTGTTTAATGAAAAAACTGTTGGATATTCTTTAGAAAAATATGGCTCAGGCATTTTACCCTTTTTACCATATTTCCAAGCATATAATTCCAAAACATTTTTAGCTAATTTTGGATTATACTTGAACTCTTTAAGTTTATAAGTTGGTTTCTTCTTCCAAGTATTCCCAACATATAAAGCACCGATTCTTTTAATTTTTTTATTATAAATTTTTTCAAATAATCTTCTGTAAAAAGTTAATTGTAATTCTACTTCAGGATTTTCCCGACCAGTTTTAAAATCAATCAGCCATCGTTCAAACTTTCCTGTTTTCTGATTCTTAACCTTACATATTAAATCAGCAGTTCCACTATATGGTAAGCTTTTATCCCATAATTGTAATTCTAATGCTTCAGGTATTATTTGATTTTCTTTGAAAAACTGCAAAGCACCCATAACACATTTAGCAACTTTCTTAATATCATTTTTATGAATCTTGTAAATGTTGTCCTGATTATAGCTTTCAACTATAGGTTCTAACTCAATTATACTATCTGCATCTTGCAACATATACTCTAAAACAATGTGAACAACAGTTCCTATAGATGCTTTGATATTGGCATAATCCATAGCATCTTGATAACTTTTAGATTCACCGAGCCACCTATCGAATTGCTCACCCTTAGCCACTATATTTAGTATTGTAGTAACAGATGGATGATATATTTTAGGATTGCCATCGTTATTAGAGTAATAACGACCATTTACACAATCATGTCTTTCTAATGGTATTTTATTTTCTAACATAAATTCTTTCTACAAGGAGAGGGAAAGGCACAATGAAATGTACGACAATGTAAGTGTCTAATAAGGATAACCTTTCCCCCTAAGTTTATTTAATCTATATAATTACTATATCTCTGATGTAGTATCTTAACTTCTTTATTTGCTAAGTCTGTCTGCTTTTCCTGAGCTTTTAATTTAGCTTTTAGCTCATTATTCTCAACAATTAAATCACTAAGGTATTTAAGAACAATTTGAGTATATTTTTGCAAATTACCCATATCATCCATTACATCTTTTACTAAAGTATCTTCGTTCATTATTCTCTATTTGGATTTTTACCCAAGAAATGAATATGAGATTCTTTCCTGAATATTGTTTTCATTAACTCAATGTACTTTATCTGTGGATAGTTTGACCCATTAACCCAATTCGTAATTGTCTGCTCCGTAACTTCTAACTTATCTGCTAACCACCTCTGTTTTATTCCGTTCTCTTTCAAGAATGTTCTGAATTTGTTTTCATTTTCCATACCAATAATTTAAAGTTTTTTTAAAATAAGTCAATACCCTTTTTTTAATTTTTTTTCAAAACAATTATTTAAACTTTTTTAATTTTTCTTAAAAAAGTTCTTGCAAATAAAAATATGCTCATCGTAATATTAATGTAGTTAAGAGATTGAAATAAACAAACGAACAAGGAGTAACAATGAAATTATCACAAGAGCAAATAGATTTATTATATCAAATTTCAAGACCATCTTTAATACGTAGAATAGATTTATATGAATCAAGATTAAAATTTTTAAAATCATTAAATGAATTAAATAAAAAACAAACTTTTGAACAACAGAGATTGAAAAATGATTTAAAAGAATATAAAACTTTATTAATAGGAGGACTTAGATAATGAAAGCACATCAAAAAATAATAAGAGATGAAAAAGAATCTCAAGCTAAAAATGGTTTAAACACTTTATCTTTATTTCCAAGTAAACCTGACATTGTGAATATAAAAACATCTACAGTAAAAGAGGTTAGCTATGAAACTGCAAAAAAAATAATATTAGAATATGAGTGGCTTGGAACGATGGGTACAACTCAATATTACTACGGAATATTTTTTGACGGACATTGTGGTGGGGTGGTCTGCTATGGTTATTTTCAAGCTATGAATACAAATAGTGGAGGACACCCTTACGCACCTTATGTTGGTGAGAATTATGCTAAAAAAGGCATACAATTATCGAGAGGAGCTTGTGTTTATTGGTCACATAAACATTCAGCAAGTAAACTGATTTCAAGTTCTTTAAGAGAAATGAAAGCTAAAGGCTATAAATATGCAATCGCTTTTTCCGACCCTGAAGCAGGGGAAATTGGAACTGTATATCAAGCTACGAATTGGTATTATTTAGGATTTAGCAATTCTACACATTACGATATATACTATGTTGATGGCAGATTGTATATGAATGATAGAGATTTCTTTAAAAAACATAAATTTAGTGGCAAGACCAAAATGAGTGAATATATAAAAGATAAAAAAGATTTGATGTTGAAAAAAAGAAACTCAAAAGCAAGATACATTAAACTACTTGGTAATAAACACGAAAACCTTCAAATGATGAAATATTTAAAAGGCAAGGTAAAGGAATACCCTAAAAGAAAAACCCCCTAAATTAACAGGGGGTTTCTTTCCACAGAAATAGAAATCCAGTTAGACCATTACCAAACTTCTATTATATCTAAACTAATATCATATACATTGTTAGCAACCTGCTTAAAATCAACAGAATTGGCGTTTACACGAGCTATCGCATATTCTTCGACATCTTTGTCGGGTTGGAATATAAAAGGTAGCTGAAAGCTATTTGTACCTGAATATACCTTGCTCAAAAAATCATTTTTAATTGAAAAGTTATTGGTAGATATTCTTTCAATTATTCCACGATTATTATTTAGTGAATCTTGCTCTGTATAATATTGTGGCATTAAAGCTGAATTGTTATCATTTTCGTCATTTAAATAGCTGAACTTTAAAGACCACTTTCTTCGAGCAGGATATTCTATATCATGTGACGACCTTCTCCATTGTGGAAAATCTCCCCATCTTGGTGGTTGATTCCAACCTGTATTTGTTAATGTAGAACCACCTTTTGTAGTTTGAACTTTTAAACTTTCATTTACAAAGCTTTGAGTAAGCTCTAAATCAGGAGAATGTGGCATCTCATAAGACCAACCTGCACTAATATCTCCTATGTTTACAAAAGCAATATCTTCGTCTTGAAATACTAATTCATAAGTAATCCCTGTTAATTCTGTATCTGATAATTGATTTAAATTAAACTTAGTCCAACCATTTGTAGAAACTTGTTCGGCAGCATTTGACATATTCGGCTTAAATCTACTATAAACATTTGCAGTAACTTGATTATGACCTAAGATAAATGCGTGAGTTAATGAATTTACATACCTTCGAGATGTAAAAGTTAAAGATATGTTTTTTGTATTAGCTTCAGGTCTTTCAACTGCTTTAGATTGTACAGGATTTAAATAGAAAAAACCTTCTGCGTTTTCAGATTCAATATGTCCTAATTGACGAGCTAATAATACAGCATCAATATAAAACTTTGGAGTTCTAACACGATTATAACCCATTAATACCCTCTACCTTCTGTTGTTTTTTTACCTGTTGAACCATTCCTGACCTTAGCACCTAAAACTTTACGTCTGCCCTTTTTTGGTATATAGCCAACTCTGTAATTATTATTATATTTTTCAGGCTTTCCTGCGTTATCATATTTAGACTTAATAAGATTCCAATAATCTACACCAAATAAATTAAACTTAGTTTCTTTATTGTTTACTAACACAGAAACTATTTTAAATTCACCAACATATTTAAATAACTCTAAACTACTTTCTTCATTATTTTTATAACCAATATGTATTTGATTATTTCCATGCAATATTAATGATTTAGAATTTCTGTTTTTTGCATACATAGAATTTGTTTCTTGAAATATGTGAGTTATTTCAAAATGTTTATGGCTTAAATAAACATTACCTTTATATACTATCTTTATAGATTTAATTGGTTCGTGAAAATTTAATTCACATAATCCTTTTCCATATTTAAGCATAATTAACCTCCAAGAATTAGTGATATAAGATTTGTAACATCTACCACATTAAGATTACCATCATCAATAATGTCTGCATTTATAAGAGCTTGTCCTTCTAATTGCTCCTGAGTACCTAAAATATGACCCATTATCATTAAAATGTCTGCAACATTTATTGTGCCATCAAAATTAACATCACCAAATCCTGCTCCTATATCTTCTCCTGATAAAAAACCACCTTCAGGTTCACCCCAAGAAAAATATATTGGACTTGAATCTACAAAAGGTATTCCACCCTCTGTTGAATCAAATACGTAATTTCCATTATATTGAAAACTTGATTTAGCTCTTACAATTAACTTTAATAATATATTCTGAGGAAGATTAGCTGCATCAAAATCTAAACTCATACTACTAACTCCACTTGATATATCTTGAACAGAATGTATTATATTTTCTTCAGGGTCAGTTATTTCTATTTCATAATTACCAGTAGGAGTTATATTTAATTCTGATATAGGTTGAGTTAAGTTATCTGATAAATTCCAATTTATATTTGTTGTTGGGTAGATTAAACCTCCTTCACTTGCGTGTTGAGTTACTTCTTTTAAAGTAATATTGTCTATTATAAGAAAACCTGTATCTTGTTCACAATAAGTCATAACTATATCTATAAACAACTGAATGTAATTACCCGAATTTTGTGCGATAAGCGTATCAGAATATTGTTGCCATTCTGTAGAAGGAGTATCGGGGTTTTGATGTATAGGAATTATTTCTGTTGTGTCACTTTCTGCATCCCAAAGTCTAAACTTAACATCATAATTTGCCCATACTGGTTCTTTTAATCTGTAATTAAACTGAAGTCTATATGTAGTGCCTTCAGTATAATTCTGTGTAAAATGTAAAGTTATAAATTTAGCTTCTTCATAAGCTGAAGCTATAGTTACATATTCTATACTACTTTGAAAACCCCATTTCTTAATACTATTAACTGCTGAATCCCATCCTAAATATTCCCAAGCAGGTTGCCAATTTGAATTTTCAATACCTTGATAAGAAAAAAGAAGTCCATCACCTATACCGATTGGTAAATTAGAGGTAGGGTCATCTTGCGACATAACTTGAAGTAACCATACCTGACTATCGTATTCATCACTATAACCCATCAACTCAGCTAAAACAATATTACCCCATTGATTATTCGTGTAATTTTGAACTTTTACTTGTAGCCATGCTGCCTGTGAACTAAGCAAACCTTGTAATTGGGGATTTTCCTCTATAGCTTCTGCATCAGGTTCATAAATAGCGAATATAGTTACAGTATTGTTATCATAACTACCTTGTATAAGGTTACTTGTTATAACTTGAAAATGAAAATTATTAACAGTAGCTGTATTGTCATTAAAAGTTGAATTTTTCTCAGGTAAGATAATTAAATTGTCACCTAAAGTTTCTTCTTCTCCTGCTGTTTCTTCGGTTTCAAATATTGTTTCATCTTCAGGTAAAGTTATTTCAGGAGGTAATATAAATTGTGGAAAAACACAAGTATTATTATTAACATTAGCGTTTTCATCAAAATTTAAAGCATCTTGATAAGTACAACCTTCTACTGCTTCAGGAAAAGTGCAACTTCCATCATCTGTGTTTGCTGACGGATTATAATTATCTGCACTTATATTTGTACAACCATATACTATTGCATTTTCAAAATTAAAATCATGTAGCTGATATAATTTTACTTCTACTTTATCTAATGATTTTTTTATTCTTTCAATAAAAAAGTATTTATAAATAAGCTGACCATTTCTTGATATATTATTTGTATAATCTTCTCCAAATAATTTTCTACCTTGAATTAATTGGTCAATCTCAACAATATCACCAAGTTCTAAATTCAAATAATTTAGTGGTAATGTTAAAGTAATTAAATTATGTTGATTTGCGTGTAAACCTGTTAAGTATTTAGAAAGATTTTCAGCAGTTTCCTGATGCCTTATATATTTAGATTCAAATACAAATTCTTGGTCAAAGTTTTGTCCAAAAAAATCAATAGAATAATTGTCATCTATAGAAATCAATGAATCAGGTGTCATGTAATCAGTTTCATTCGTATAATCATTTAACCCATAATCATAATTATATCGCACATTTACCTTAGTATATACTTTTTCTAATTTTGTTCGGTCAAATTTATAATTAATTACATCTTTAGCTTTAATAACCTTATCAGAATTATTATAAGATGTTTTTATGCTTTTTACCTTAAACTCATTATTTTTAAAATAAGGAAACAATGGTGTGCTTTTACTAAGTTCCTCAATTAACTTTTTAGAATTTATTTTTTTATCAATAGTAAAAGCGTATTGACCAAGTTCTGCATCTGAAATTTGGGATTGTATTAAAGTTGGATTAAAGTTTAATTCACTAATAAGTATTTCGCTGAAAATGTCCTGAGAATTTGCACTTACACCCTTTCTTCCAACTGTGTTTGTGAAAAAGGTATATTTTTCTATACCTTTAATTACAGCAGAATGAATTAAGAATATATAATAAAGTTTTGCTTTACAATAAACTAAATCACCCATAGCTGGATTAGATTGTGTTAAGTAACCTATTTTCACTCTTTTTCCAGCATCTGTAATACTAAAATTATTTGCTACTACTGGGTCACTTGCTCCATTTATTGAATTTAATAAAGAAGCTTCACTACTAAAAAGAGCATCAAACGGAGTTGTAGCATCTACAGCTATACTCCAAGTTGGATTGACAGAGTTATTATCATTATCAGGTTGGTTTCTAAACTTATAATATATCCATGTAAAATCATCTACAGCTTCCCCATCGTCATTTAACACTATATCGGAAGTGTTAATGTTTGAAACATCTTCAAATTTTACAATAAAAGACATTGAATAATAATCATCTTCTTGTGATAAACGAGGGTCAATAGAGCCAAATAATTCATCATCTTCTGTTTGAGGAGCTTCCGTATTGCCTGATAATAAAGCATAGGTATTTACATTGTTTTTAGCATTATTCATATTAAAAGCTTTAAAATAAGCTTCACCATCGTAATCCGAACCTTGATTAGATATAATTATGGCA